GGGATTTTCTAGCCGAAAATGTATAGCTAAACCCGCTCTCATCCACGTTGGCATTTGTATAAGTCCAGACTGGATCTGCAGGTCTATCCATTACCACGGTTAGCTGCTGACCATTCCAAACTGGCATCGCTCTGAAAATTGAGCAAATGTCATTAATAACTTGGTAAGCAGAGCGTTGTTCGGTTAACCAAACATTACAGGTAAATCTTGGCTCTTGTCCGCCAAATCCATCTGGCACTAATTGGTCACAATATTGAGCGACTTGATATAGCGCCCATTTATCCGCGCCAAACTCGCCTAATCGCCCACCCAAGCCATAGCGTTTATTAGTCACCACATCATAGAGCACCCAAGCAGGATTATCCGTCCAATCAACTTTAAATGTGCCATCCCATATACCGGTATATTGACGCGTACGAGTATCATAGTTGCTAGGTACTTTGACTTTTAATCCTAGTAAGTCATAAGTGCGAGTAGGGATATTGCTAAAATACTCCGAGTCAAATTTTACCCCCATCAAAGCTGTGTTTGGATAAGTAAACTCGGTATCAATAATCTCTGTGTAGCTAGACCAAATAGTATTATTTTGTAGGCGCTGTGTTGTGCTATCGTCTGTAGTTCGCTCAACTTTGACAATAAATGGCACGCCAGGCAGATTATCAAAAGTATGATGTTGCAAATACTGAGAGCTATATTTGCCACTAATTGATACGGGATAAGTTCTTTTGCCAATAGTAATAACAAAGTTTACGGATGTTCCGTTTGTGTCGCCATTATCCTCTTGCTTAAAAAGCGATTGGACACCGATAGTCAAACGTAATCGAGATACCTTGCTATCGGTCACGGTTCTTGTAATCGGTAGATTTTTTTTAACTAGGGTGCCAACACCTACCTCTTTTTCTGAGGTGTTAAACCCTGCCATTAAATCCTGTACTTGACCGCCTACACGCCCCTCTACTTGCACATTTTTAAAATTATAAGAGCCGTCTTTGTTTTGTACTGGCGTTTTGTCAAAATAGATGGATTTCATTCCATCGGCTAAACCGTAAACCTCGCCCTCTGAAATTACTTCAACAATTTTGACAAGTTGCTTACTTCTTCCGCTCTCTTTCGCCTCGACTGGCGTATGACCGCCACCACCGCCACCTTTACCCATTGAAAACTCCTTAAATTTCAGTATCCATCGTTTCTACACCCTGAGATATGATGAGAGAGCCTACCCTCATTCTCCCATATGCCAATGGCATAGGTTTTCCCTGCGCTGTCATATTCGACAGGTTCGAAAATGCCGTAGATTGTTTCTTTTCTTTTTCAGTGCCCATTTTCATTTCTGGCATCTTTGTGAGCATTTGAGCTACGCCACCAAGCAATAACGATGCACCTAATCCTCCTACCATCCATGCGGCATTGGCACCAATAACACTAAACCCAAGCGGACCTAACGCTAAAGCACCTGCAATAAGTGCTACACCAGTGATTACCCCGAATAATCCGCCACGCTTTGAGCCTTTTAATATCGGAGTAAAGTAAACGGTTGCATCTTCTTTTAGTTTTTGGCTTAACCCCTTTTCTAAATAACGATTATCAAAATAATCTCGCCCCACCCTTACAGTGAATAAGCCTTGTTGAATGAACTGTCTTAGTTTTGGGATTTGGCTTGTTAAGGCGTGAATAACTTCTGCCGTTGTTTGGCAATCTAGCCTGAAATCAGATCCAAACTGTTTAAGGCTACTGTAAAATCTAACGTTGACCATTCTCTATATCTCCAAATGCTGTGAGTGTGTTTAAGCCAGTAACCATCGTATAAGTCACGTTTAGATAATCGTTTAGGTGCGTGATGCAATACCATTTGCTCGCCAATATAAATTGCAGCGTGATTAGGTACGTTCGCCCCTACACTAATCAAAATCACATCGCCAATTTGAGGCTCACTTACTTGCTCAAATCCTTGTTTCTCGATATTGTCTAAGTAGAGATTCTTACCATCTTCCCACCAATAATCTTCACGTTCAAAATCGGGTAAATTACAACCAGATAAGCGGTAAAAATCTCTAAATAGCGTGTAGCAATCCATTTCACCGTGTTTAAAATCACGACCAATTAAAAATTGAATTTTTGGGAAAATATGGATTCGCTCATCACAAACTAACCAAAAATCTAACTGGCTATAAAGTTGTGTTTGTAAATCTGCTTGTGATAGTTTTGGCTCGCCTTGTGGGTGTGAGTGGACTAAGGCTAAAACCTCGCCTTTCTCACTTGCCGCAATGTAATCTTCTGGCGATATTTCAAAGTGTTTTTCTTTATCTTCTGATGCGTTTTCGCAAGGCATAAAGACTTTTTCACCACCTACTAAAACAACAAAACCGCAACTTTCTTGCGGTTCTTTTGATTTTGAATAGGTAATAATTTCGTTATGTAATTTGCCGTCCATTGTTACCCCAACTTATCAACGCTAACAAATCCACCATAGTTATGCGTATTGTTTCGCAGCTTACATCCAGTCAATAATCCGCTGCACTTATCCTTTTTAGGATCTGCGGTTGGTTGGTCTTTTTCATCTGCAACTGCTCTGCCTGTATAGCCACACTCAACGCTACGATATAGCCAACTACAAGTAGATGTAATCATTCTTGCACCAATTAATGCATTATCGGTCTCAGATGGTAACGCCAGTGTAAACTGAGCAATATCTCGATTTAATGAGGATAATTGCTCAATCACAAAGTAACTTAACGCCTCTTGCGTTGGATCTGCTTTTTTATTGCCGTTTGCAAAATTCACCGCATCAAGATAGTGCATATAGACTAATCTTCGTCTGACAATTCCACCCAAACATTGATCAAAGCGATTACAAAGTGCGGTAATAAATCCGTTAATATTTCCCAATGTAAGTGTTGGGCGGTTACTTGGGCCATTACCTGACATTTCAAAGCCATCAGCTTTTACAGCAAATGGCTCAAATGTTTTGCCTTGCCATACGATAGATTGCGATTTTTCATTAGTACCGGCATAAAAGCGATATAATTCACCATTCATGCCGTCATTATCTTTCAATCCTCGTAAATCAACCTCAAACAACTCAATTAGTGCATTTTGTTCAAGTTTGGCAAGGTCGAGTTTAAATGCGTTGCTAATTAAGGCTGGCATTATGGCTCCTCTTTAAAATCACAGGTGATTTCTGTATAAGACTGATCTACCTTTGCAGGCCATTTTTTACAAATCACTTTTTTACGTTGTTTTGTTAAAGGATCGATAAAGTAAAAAGGTTTGATCCCTTGATGACGCTCGAAAAATGATAAAACATCTGGAGCGCTTTTATTTCGCACCTTAATTACAACAGAATAAGTTTTAAGCAAAGCATTAATACCATTCAATCTGCGCTGTGTATAACCATCGCCAAACACTAACTCACTCACATTTGGCTCGTTATCTACACTGTAATTAGGTCGAACACACCATTTAAATGTTTCTATCATCCAAGCATACCTCCATAACGCATATTCTCTTGTAGCATCTTGCCTGATTCTTGCTGTGCAATTTTTCGCATTAATTCAACTGTGATTTCAACCTGATCGCCACGTTGCTCTCGACTAACTCGCGCTTCCATTGGTTCACCGTTGTTAATAACTTTAACCGAGATATTTCCGCCGTCCCCGCGATTAAGTAAGCCGGTATAACTCGGCGATCCGCCACCACCAACGCGCCCGCCGTTAGCAAATTTCGGCAGTTTCCGCTGATTGATTGCCGTCATAAATCCAACACCGTAATGATCCACTGTGCGGGCGGTCATTACAAACTCATTATTAGACAACCAAGCAGGGATTGAATCGCTTGTTCCGGTGCCCGGACCGATAACGTGACCACCTGTAGCGTACCCACCAACTGGGCCACCGTCAGCAAAACCAAAGCCCATCGCACTTGCGGCAGATTTGATTGCATTGAATAACATCATCTTGATAATCATGTTTGAAATATCTCGCATGATTGATACCGCCATGCCTTTAAAATCAGCTTTGCCGGTCATAACAAAGTCAGTTAATGCGTCAGACATTGAGTTAAATGCCCTAACAGTGACATTGCTTATATTCTCAGCCACATTTCCAACATCATCTTCAATGGTTTGCAATCCTTTTTTAAATCCACCAACCGCACTTCCGCGCGCATCCTCATTTTGTTTTTGGATTTCCGCGCGACGCTCTTTGAGTTTGGCGATCTCCTCGTCCAACTTCGCGATATTTTCTTGTGACATGCCAATTTTCAACTTAGCCGCCTCAAGATCTAATTGATGATTGTATTGAATCAACTCTTGCTCTTGACGAGTTTTGCCAAGCAGAGTTAATTCAAATTCCATCGCGTCAAGTTTTTCAGTATTGTCATAACCAAATTGAGCGATAGCGACTTCTTGATTGGCTTTATCAATCTGCGTCGCCATGTCTTTCAGTTTAGCGATACCGTCTGCGCCGAAATGAGCGTATTTCTCAGCATTGGCAGTAATATCTTGAGTGAGTTTATTCACTTCCTGATATTGGCTAGGCTGACCAAATAAAGCGATGTCTTGAGCGTTGGCTTTTACTTCCGCCAACTTCTTCTGCATTTCGCCAAGTTCTTTCGTGTACTGCTTGTCGTAATCGACTTTAGCCTTTTTACCCGGCTTATTTCCAGCTTTCGCTAACTGAGTGTTAACGTACTGACTTACATAATCATCTGCCATTTGCCCGACATAGCCTTTCTCAGCTGCGAACCGACGACCTTCATGTTCATATAATTCTCGTCCTTTCAGTTTGCTTTCTTCTTGCTCCCCTTTTAAGTTCGCCATATCTTTGAGGTATGCCGCGCTCAGTTTGTCGTTAGCGTAAGCCTTTATTGTTCCGTCAGCTTGTTGGATCGCAACGGTGCCTTTACCGAACATCGTAGAGAATAATTCGTTCAGGCTTTTTTTCGCGTCTTCCGCCGATAATTTAAGATCGTCTAACGTACCGGAGAACACCAATACTTTATTCGTTACATCAGGTGTTTTTTGCGCCCCTACGCCCAATTTGTCATTTAGTTCAGATTGGGTTGCAGATAACTGTTCAGTCGATTTATCAAAACTTTTTTGGGCGTTTTCTAAACCGTAAGTTGCATCAACTAACTGACCTTGCAGTCTCTTACGTTTCTCCGCCTCACTCTCGAAAGAATACCAACTGTCGGCACCGTAGTTCGCCCAACCATTATTCAGATCGGCGAGCTGTTTTTCCAAATCGGCGACTAAGCGTTTTTTCTCGGCAACATCTTTTTTAAATGCAGCCTGACTTTCTTCAAGATCTTTAACTTGCTTATTCAGCGCTACGACGGTCATCTGCTGTAGCGCTTCTTTGCTAGTATCGATTGATTGTGTGTATTCTTTGGCCTTTTGAGTGGCTTCTTCTGTCGCGTCCGCCGTATTTAACCAATATCCGGCAAACGCCGCTAATGTTGTAACAGCAGTAACCCCAAGCATGATAGGATTTGATAAAAACGCGGTTTTCATCAAATTAAGTTCAGCTGTCGCCCCTCGCACAACCGCACGATAAGATGTCATCAAGATACTTGATCGAGCCAACCCGGCATTAGCCGCCGCTTGGGTAACTGCGTTTTCAGCATAAGCAGTTCGCAATGCCAGTTTAGATGCTGTTAACTCTCGTTCAGCCACAACCAGCTGTTGAGTAATTACCTTCTCCTGTTCTTTCAGTGCGTTATACTGCACCATGCCGGCGGCGCGCGCAGAAGCGTTAGAGCCTTGTAATTGTGTGGCCAATAATTCTCGCTCAGCGATAGTTTGTTGTTGCGCAATTCTTAAACTATCAACTCGCGCTTTCATTGCCTGATAATCAACCGTAGTTTGACGCAACGTTGCGGAGGTTGATTCCGCCATTGCCGACGCTCTTTCGCGCGCCGCTTGCGCAAGCTCTTTTTCTTCCTTGATTGCTACCCGTTGGGTGGCAAATTCGTGGACGCTACGGGATACTTTGATTGCGCCCCATATTCCCACCAACGCCAACCCTGCGGCGACGGCGGTATCCATATTATTTGCGACAACTAAAATACTTTTAGCAACCTTATCAGACCCACCTATGGATTTATCTAACTCACCAACAAATTTAACGGCTTTAGTGTTTAACACTTCTACCGCGTTTCCAACAGTAGTAACCGTTGTGGCATAATCAATATCGATTTTTTCTTTGACTTTCTCAAGCGCTCCAATAACACGTTCTGCTGTTAATTCGCCATTCTCACCCATTTCTTTTAGTGCACCAATCGGCACGCCTAAACCGTCTGCAATAGCTTTCGCAAGTGCCGGCGTTTGGATCATAACGGAGGTAAGTTCTTGACCGTTTAATACGCCTTTATCCAACGCTTGGCTAAATTGCAACAACCCCGCTTCGGCGGATGTCGCACTTACACCAGATAACGCAATTGTTTTATTGACGGTTTCGGTTAAGCTCGCCGTATTTTTTTGCGCTCGTCCTAGCTGTTCTTCTGCACTTGCTAATTTGGTGTAAACCTGACCAGTCGCGGATAGGCTTTGATATGTGCGGGTTGATATGTCAAAAATATCCCGCATTGCTGACGCTTGTTCCGTTTGATCTTTCGTTACAAGTCTAATGCGGTTTCCGAGTTCGGTATATTCGTCAGCAAAAGACAACACTTTTTTTACCGGAATGCCGGCAAACAAATTTATCTTAACTAACCGATCCGCGCCTTGGATACTTCTCGTCAGCCTTTGTACATTCTGCTCAATCGAATTTAGATTGCTGTTTGTTGTGGTGGCAAATTTAACCGCACTTTTTTGTGCTCGCTCCAATCCTTGCGAAAACTGGACTGAATCTAAAGCCAGATTAATATTCAGTGAACCTAATTTGCCAGCCATATTTACTCCATAAAAAAAGGCTCGCCAAAGCGAACCTTTTCTAAAAATTAATTAACGATTACTTGTGAAGCTGAGATTTCTC